AAGCCTGTCCCCAATGAGCGCCTAGCCCAGCAAAAAGGGGCGCGACCATGACGGCCACGCCCCCCCTCAACATCAACTATGTACCGCTCGGCCCTTACGCAAGCTTTGCGCCAACAATCTTGGCAGCCGCAGGCTTATCGAAGTTGCCGCCGGTGGCCTTGCCCAGGGCACCCATGACCTGGCCCATCTGCTTCTTGGACGTGGCACCCAGCTCGGCGATAACCTGCTCGATCAGGGCCTCGAGATCCTCGGCTGGCTTTTGCGCGTAGAGCTCGATCGTGATGTTGTGCTCGGTGATGCCGTTGTACAGGTCGGCGCCGCGGCGGGTCGCCCGGTCGTGATACACGGCATACGGCAGCGACGGCGGCATAGCCCAGCACGTCTCGATGTGCTGGATGCCGTCGAGCACCGTTGAGATGATGTCAGCCACCGCTTACCGCCTCCTCCACTTGCTGCAAGTACTTCTCGGTGACTTGTGTCACCGCTTTTTGCAAAAAATGCGTGCCTTCGACGCGGCCGCCGTTGATCTTTTGGTGCCCAAACTCCAGCAAGTGCGTCAGACGGTAGTCCGGCCATTTGACGTACCACGTCCGCGCGTATCCGCTGTCCGTATCAAGCGTCAGCTTGGACGCGATCTGCTTGTAGTAGTGCCCGGTGCCGGACTTGCGCCTCGGCGCGGTTTTGCGCGTAGTGGTCACCAGCTCGCGCATACTTGCATCTACGATTTTGCGCAGCTTATCCTGCACGTCACGGCTGTACTCAGCCAGCACACCCGCGATCGCATCGCCGAGCTCGTTTGCCATCACCATCATGCGTCCATCACCTCACCACGATCTCAAGCCCGCCGTCCCGCGTCTCGTAGGTGCGCTCGACGATGTAGCGCTTGCCCTCGTGCTCGACAAATCGCTGGCCGTCGTAGTCTCGCCAGTCGGCCAGCCGAAACTGCACCGACGGGTGCAGTCCGACGGCCGCGGCCTGGTAGTGCTCGGCGCGCGTGATGCTTTCGCGTCGGCAAAACACCTCGTGCTTGCCGACGTCGTTGCCGCGCTCGTCAATGGCGATCAGAGTGATTACATCATCGTACACACGTCTCCCTCCTTTGCCGGTGTGTCCGATTTGGGCACACCGGCGTGTTGTACCTTAGCCCTGCATCTGCTGATGGCAGAGCCGATTATTGATTTTGGCCCGCAGGTAGCGCGGCATCGCCATGGTCGGCTGCTGCCTGCGCTCGTGCAGGTGCGCGGCGTACATCTCCAGCAGCAGCTGGTCGGCCTGATCACTCAGGTCGAGGACGACGCCCTCGGTGCGCAGCATCTTGGCCGCGGCCGTGATCAGCGCCGCAAAGTACTCGTCGCGCTTGGTGTGCGTCACGCCGAGATCAGCCTTGAGCAGCGCAAGCACCGTCTCGGCCGGGCTGACGTCCGCCATTAGCCGTCGCCGGAGCCGGACGGCGTGCTCTGCGCAGTGTTGACCGCGTCAGACGCAAAGGTCAGGCTGGTGGTCGCTGCGGTGTTATCGTAGCGGACGATCACAAAGGCCTCGCCGCGCACCGGCTTGCCGTCGTAGCGGGCGGTCGCCTTAAATGCCGTCTGGTCCTCGATAAATTTGACCTCCGTGGACTGCTCGAGGGTCGTGCCCTCGCGCTCTGCCAGCAGATACAGATCCATGTAGCCGCCGATGATCTGGCTGTCCGGGACAAAGTCCAGCTCCACGATCTGGCCGCCGACGACCGGCATCTCGGAGGTAATACCGGCGGTCAGGGCCGCCGCGCTGTTAAAGGCCAGCGCCTTGGCCTGCAGGTCAATGTGCGTCTTGTGATTGCACACCCAGACGGGCTTGCCGGCCGAATACTTGGTATCGGCGACACCCAGCGCGCCGATGAGCTCGGCGTAAAACTCCGCGCCGTTTTTGGTGGCGATGTTGAGCTTTTTGATGTTGCTGGTGCTGAGGTTGGTAAACGTGCCCTGATTGGTGCCCCACCACGCCGGAGACGTTGCAGCCGCCAGGCGAGTGGCGATGCCGACCGGCATCTTGGTGCCGGTGCCAAAAAGGATGGCCTTGTCCAGCGCGTAGCCGATCGCCTGGCCGAGCTGGTCGAGGATTTCGGTCGCAAGGCCGATGTTGTCGTCGTCCTCGAGGTAGCAGTTGGAGACAAAGACATAGCCGCCGACCTTGTAGCCGTCGGTCTCGACCTGGTTGATGGTGATAGTCAGCTCGTTGAGCGTGCCGACCATCTCCGTCCACACGGCCTCCGGCACAGTGCCGACGACGTTCTGACGTGCTTTGCCGCGCACCTGGCGCAGGCGGGTGTAGCCGATCAGCTTGCTGTATCTGTTGATGTTGTCGCGGATGATGTCCAGCATCACCTCCGGGATGCCGAGCGCGGCGCCGGACACGGCGCGCTGCTGGCCAAGCATCTCACGGGTGCGGGTCAAAAATGCGGTGACGTCCTCGCGGGCAAAAAATGCGTCGCGCTGGGCGTAGGTCATGCCGTAAAAACGGCTGCGGGCATCGCCGCCCGCGGTGTTGGTAGGCATAGTGTTGTGTGCTCCTCTCTCAGTGTGATGTGTGGGGTTGGTGTTGGCCGCGCTGCGGGCCTCGGCGGCGTTGGCTTCGGCGGCCTCGATCTGCTCGGTCAGGCTCGCGGCATCCGCCTCGGCGGCCTCGATGTCTTCTGTCACCTTGTCGCGGTCCGCCTCAAACTCGCCGATCGCCGTCTCGCAGGCGGCGCGCTCGTCGTCGGTCTGGGCCGCCTCGATGTCTGCGGCCAGCTCGCTCTCGCGGGTCTCCAGCGCCGCAGCCTGCTCACGCAGCTGTGCAAGCGTCGCGTTGACGGCGGACAGCTTATTGCGCAGCAGCAGTACTTTAAGTGCCATGGTTGTCTCCTCCTGTCAGTCTGGTTTTCATCTTGGTTTTCCACGCCTCGGCCTGCCGGCGCTGGATCTCGGCGAGATCCGCATGGCGGGCTTTGACGGCGGTCTCCTCGTAGGCCGGGAAAGTAACGACGGAGACCTCATACAGCGGATTTACCTTTGTGATCTCCCAGCGGCACTTTCCGCCGCCGAGATCCACAAAGGTCTCCTCCTCGATATCAAAGCCAAAAGAGCACTGGTCGACGTCACCGCGCTGGACGCGCGCATAGAGGCTCATGGCGTCGGTGTCGGCTCGATTGATTTTAATGCTGCCCCAAAGGCCGCGCGCATCCTCGCGCAGCTCCAGTGTGCCTACTTTGGTGCGGCCAAGCACAAGCCGCGTGTCGTGGTCGATCAGGGCGCGGATGTCGCCGGACAGGCATCCGGCAAAAGCGCCCGGCTTGACGATCTCCGTCGCGCCGTCCCACAAAGTGTACGGGCTGTCAAAGACGGCAAAGTATCCCTCGATGATCAGCTCGTCTCCGTCCTCCCGTGTGCAAAACTGCTGCGGGATGCTCCGCAGCTGCCGGCCGTGCCGGCTGTTAATATCAGGCATCTGTGCCCTCCTTCTGCTGATCCTGGATCAGCTTTTTTTGGTCGCCGATCATGCCGGCGGGGATGTAGTTTTCCAGCATCACGAGCTGGTCGAGGTCCTTTTTGGGCGTCATGCCCAGCCAGTCGCGCACCTCGTTGCCGGTCATGAGGCCGCGCACATACAGGTCGCACGCGACCGACGACAGGTCGGCCATGCTATAGGCATACAGGCTGCGCGGATTGAGGCGGAAATACCGGGCCGGCGAGAGCAGCAGCTTTTTGGTCAGCTCCTGCTGGATGGCCGTGGCGATCTCCATCACTGTCGAGCGCACGTAGTTGTTGTAGGCGTCCTGGTCATAGTCCCCGACGCCCAGCAAAAACGCCGGGACATGCATCACGCTGGCGACTGTGCGCTTGTCCAGGGTCACGGCGTCGTTGATCGCCAGATCCTGCAGCGACAGGGGCTTGATCTGCTGCACGTCCATCAGGTCCGCCTGCACCACCCACGGCTCTCCGGCCTCGTCGGTGCTCAGATAATCGTCCAAAAATTTGCGGCGGCCCTCTTTGCCGGCAAACTCCTCGGCGATGCCGTCCACGCGGACGATAATCGACGGTTTCCATTTTGTGGACATAAAGCCCTTTTTCGTGGCGGCTGCCTGTTTGAGGCCAGCGGTCACGTCGCGCAGCTGCACCCGGTAGCCGGTGCCGCGCCACGGATAGGTCAAGTTCGGGTGGAGCACAAAGTGCAGCACCTCGTCCGGCGCAAAACTGCGCCCGCGCCACTGCACGACGTAGCTGTCGCCGACCGGCTGCGCGGTTGCATTCGGCATCGGCATCAGGTCGTCCAGGTAGCCGTTGGTCGTCACCGGCAGCACAAAGGCATTGCCGTCTCCGGTCGTCAGCATCGTGCGCACGATCCACTCAATCCATGTTTTGCGCGTGGTCAGCCCGTAGGGATTGATGTCCACCTTGGTCGCCAGCGCATCGCGCACGCGCACGTCGCCCGCCTTGGTGTTTTCCATCAGATGGATCGTCATGCTGGAGACGCTTCCGGCAATCGCGTCGACTGCCGCGGCGACCTCCGGGCAGTCGATCAGCCGGGTGTAGCCGGGCACCTGCATCGCAGACCCGTCGCTGCCGACGATCCACCCGATCAGGCCGCCGGCGCCTCGCTTTTTGGCCGCCTTGCGGCCCGCGAAAAGTCTCATATCTCACGCTCCTGTCATGCAAACCAGCCAAGGTCTTTGGCTGCTTTTTCAGAGTTTTCGAGCATCCGAATTGCCGCAAAGACGGACGCATCAAAGACGTCGATGCGCAGCGTCGGCTCGATTTTCTCGTACTGAACCATATCGTCCGTCTTTTCGACCGCACGGACGTTTTGGACGCAGTACTCGTAGGGCTCGGCGTGGAGGTAGTACAGCAGGCCGTTTTTCGCAGCCGCTTCGATGTGCCGGAAGCCCTCCGATTTTTTGTAAAAATACTGCGGCTGGTCGATGATCTTAAAGCCGGCCTTTTTCATGCCGGCAAAGTACTCGCGGCAGAATTTCCGGTCGTGGCCGACCTCGGCGATCTTAAAGCCCATCTGCCGCATCCGCACAAACCACGCCACGATCTCCGCGTGATTGACGGACTTGTCGTTGCTCATGCTCAGCCAGCCGTCCTCCTGCCAGCCAAACAGTGGGATGTTGTCCTCCTCGGCCTTGACGGCCGCGGCCGTGACCGGGAACCAGCAGTGCGGGATGATGATGTTGACGCCCTGGTATACGCCGTACAGGCAGGCCGCCGTCAGGTCGTGCATCTTGGACAGGTCCGCGCCTCCGTACCACTTGATCGGCAGCTTCGCAAGCTCCTCGATCGTCCAGTGGTATTTGGCATCCGACGCCCGAAACTCGGCGATGTTAAAGTAAGCCTTCATGGCCGATGTATAGACATTCAAGGACTTTGCAAAAAAGTCTTTGCGCTGCTGCGGGTCGTTTTGCGCCTGCAGCGCGTCGGTCATGATGTCGTTTGGGCGGATGGACTCCCCGTAGGCGGGGTTTGCCATGCGCTGCACGTCGGCGTTGGTGTAGTCCACGTTGCCGGACTCATCGACCGGCGCAGCCGCGATGTACACAAAAAGCGCATCCGCGTCCGCGGACTTGATCGTGCCGTTGAGGATCTGCCTGCAATACTTGAGCCTGTGCCCGCAAAAGCTGTTTTCCCGGTCGCCGGCCGTGGAGATGCCGATGACGAGCTTGTTGGTGTACGCCTTGGTCGCCTCCTTAAGTACGTTGTACTGTTTGGGCGACTTGTAGGCGTGCAGCTCGTCGGCGATGATGATGTTGGCGTTAAAACTATCCTGCTGATCCGGGTTGGATGCCAGCGCGTTGATGTAGATAGATCCGTCGCCGACCGTGCCGGAGATGCTGCGCTCGGCGTTGTTGTCCAGGATGCGCAGGCCGTTGGGGTCGTCGTCCTGGGACAGGCCGAGCCGCCGCACGTTGTAGGCCAAAAAGCCAAAAGACTCGAGCGACTGCTTGAGCGCAGCAGACACGATGTACACCTTGGACCCGGACGGCGACTCGATCAGCGACAGCGCCCAGGCAAGCGCGGCCGCAAACGTCGTCTTGATGTTTTTCCGGGGTACAAAGATAAATGCCTCCTTAAACCGGCGCTCGTCTGTGCCGGCAAGGTAAAAGCCAAGGAGGTTGTACACGCAAAACTTGTGATACGGCAGGAGCAAAAACGGCTGTCCGCGGAGTGGAGTGGCGTCCAGCCGCTGCCCCTGCTGGTGGCACAGCATAGTCTCGATCAGCTCGATCGCGTACTCCGCCTCGGCCGGCCGAAAATCCCAGCGCGAGTCGGCAAGGTCCGCGACAAAGCGTTCGCACGCC